AACTAATGAAAGGTAATAATTCTCGTATGCCAATTTCTAACACAAGTAAATCAACAGTATATAAAGGAAGAACTCCTAATTTTCAGGAATAATTTCTTTTAACATTAATAAGGGAGAAAAGAATGTCAACTACTTTCACACCTCGTGGATTAATTCCGTGCAGGAAAGTTGGTGGTGGAGCTAATTCTACAGGTACAGTCACATGGGATGTCTTAATGACTATCGGTGACAAGATGCCTAATAATCTCTATACTGGGGATCCAATTTTTATTGATGCTGGAGGTACTATATCTAATGCTATAACATTAGTTAAACCTTCAGGTGTATTTCAAGGTTGTAGTTTTGTTGATGCTTCTGGGCAACAACAGTACAAAAAAATGTGGACAGGTGGAGTATGTGCAACGGATGTAAAAGTTCATGTACAAGCTGATCCTGATCAAACATTTTATATTCAATCAAATACATGTGTATCAAATGGAGTCCTTGGTAACAGAGTTATGAATGTTCCAGCTACCGTTTCCACAAGTGGAGACACAATCACAGGCGATTCAAGATATTTCATGGTCGCTACTTCAATAACCGTTTCAGATCAGATGCTACGTATCATAGGTAGAGCTAAGTTTGATACTGGGGTTAGCACCACAACAGGTGTAATCTCAGATACAGATGCTTTTCCTTGGTATGAAGTACGTATTAACTCACACAGAGATAATTACGTGACTGCAACTGTTTCAACAGCTTAATAGGGAGAATATATTATGGCTATAAATAGAGCTAGTATAGGCAAAGAACTCCTCCCTGGGCTGAATGCAGTCTTTGGGATCGAGTACGGAGAAGTAAATAATGAGCATCAGCCATTATTTGATATAGAAAACTCAGACAGAGCCTTTGAAGAAGAAGTACTCTTCACAGGTTTTGGAACAGCACCAGTTAAAAACGAAGGTGCTGCTGTGGGTTACGATGATGCATCAGAAAGTTATACAGCACGTTATACTGCTGAAACTGTTGCATTAGCATTTGCAGTAACTGAAGAAGCAATGGAGGATAATCTTTATGATACCTTTGCTAAGTTACGTGCTAAAGGTCTTGCAAGAGCAATGGCTAATACGAAGCAAGTTAAAGCTGCTACATTATATAATAATGGCTTTAGTGCTACAGTCGCAAACCGAATAGGTGATGGAGCTGCATTTTTTAGTGCTGCTCACCCAACAGTTTCTGCTGGGAATCAAACAAATACAGGAACAGCTGCTGATTTATCAGAAGGTTCTTTAGAAGGTGCAATTACTCAAATACAAAAAATCGCAGATGATCGTGGTATTTTGGTTGGAGCAAGTGCAGTTTCTTTACACATACCTACTGATTTATGGGCTACTGCTGATCAAGTATTAGGATCACCAGGATCTACTAATATTGCTGCACAGGTCGATGCTGCAGGTAATACAATAGGTTATCCAGCACCAGTAGCTAATACTGTTGGTGTGTTAGCGAATAGAATTAATTCTGTTCGTCACATGGGTATGGTACCAGAAGGCTTCTATATTAATAGACGTTTCTCTGATCCTCAAGCTTGGTTTGTAAAAACTGATGTACCTAATGGTACAAAAATGTTTGTTAGAACACCTTTACAAACAAAAATGGAACCAGATTTCGATACTGGCAATCTTCGATTTAAAGCACGTGAAAGATATTCTTTCGGTGTTTCTGATTGGAGAGGTTGGTACGGAAACCCTGGTGCATAACTATTAATAGAATGGGGAGGATATTAATTTATCCTCCTTATTTTTAAGGATTTAAAATGGCAACAAATATTACATCAAAATTTTTATCAGGTACAGGTGTTATAGTAACAACATCTAATATAACTAGGGTAGTTGCTTTACATGCTTACTCAACTCTAGCAGGAACATTTGCTCTTTCTGATAGCACAGGAGATAAAATAAAATTTCAAACTCCTGCAAGTGGAACATCAGATATTTACATTGGAGAACTAGGTGTTAAATTTAATGGTACTGTTTCCCTTTCTGTTCCAGCATCTGCTGGTGGTGCAGGTACAGGTAGCATGACTATATTTGTAGGATAATAAATGTCAACGTATTCATATTTAGTAACAGATATAAAAAATACTGCTGAAAATGATTCAACAGAATTTTTAGATCAAATACCTTATCTTGTAAATAAAGCTGAACTACAGCTTACAAAAGATTTAGATGATTTTGGTTTAGATGTATTTACAACTATTACATTATCAGCTAGTAATCCTATTGTATCAATACCTACAGGAACTAGAGTAATAAGAAATGTAAATTTTACAACAAGTGTTTCAAATATTAAAACAAATTTATTACAAAGAACTTATGAGTATGCTATAGATTATTTTCCATATGCTAGTGCATCTACAGGTACTCCAAGATATTATGCAAGAAAAAATAATACACAAATTTATATAGTACCAACTCCTGCATCTACACTTACAGGAGAAATACAAACAGTTGCAAGACCTGCATCTTTAACGTCAGCATCTCCAACAAACTATTATAGTGATTTTTGTTATAATGCATTATTTTATAGATGTATGTTTGAAGCAAATTTCTTTATGAAAAATTGGGAAGTAGCTCAAGCATGGGAAGCACAATATAAAAATGCTGTAGATGGTTTACGTAACCAAGCTAGAAGAACTAGACAAGATGATATGGAAACTCCAAGAAGTCCTTCTGGTGGACCAGATACTATATTACAAGGATCTCAATAGTGACAATAAGTAGATCTAATATAAGACAACAAATTATAAAACCAAACATTAAGAAAAAAAAGAAGAAGAAAATTAAAATTAAAAGGAGAAGATAATGCCAGGACCAATTACACTACTACAGTATCCTGCAGATTTACCATCAATAACAGGTAAACCTACAGGACAAGGCTACGGTGCTGCTCGCAAAGGTCCTGATGTTCATGGACCTATAGAAGATGCAGTAGTTAATGAAACATACCCACAAGGAGAATCTTTTAAAACTGAACTAAAAGAAGTTCCAAACATAGGAGTTAAGTAAATGAAAGTTTTTGGAAAGTTAATTACTAAAATGTTAAAAGGAGGATCAACTCCTAAACAAATAGCAAAAGCTGCTGCAGAAAAAGGAGGTACTAAAGAAAGTCTAAAAGCTTCTATAGCTAATTTTGTAGATCCAAATAAAATTAAAGTTGGAAACAAAATGATGTCTTTTATGCCAACTAGTCCAGCTGTTAAACCAAGTGGTAAAAGTGTAGGTTCTGGAAAATTAAGAGAAGTAATTAAAAAAACTGCTACACCTAAAAAGAAAGTAGTTACTGCAGCTAAAAAACCTACTTCACCTAAAAAGAAAGTAGTTACTGCAGCTAAAAAACCAAGACCTTTACAAGGTCAAGAAGGTGGAGCTAAAATTAGACTTGGTAAATGGCTTACAGAAAATAAAGATAAAGATGGTGCAGCTTTATATCAAGCATTTAAAAAAGATTATCCTAATGCAACAAAAGGAAATATTGAATCTGCTTTAGGAAATATTATTGATAAAAAGAAACAATCAAAAGCAAATATGATTTATAAATCTTTACCTAATGCTAATAAAAATAATCCAGGCACAACTTCTAAAAATGTAAAAAAAGCTATGTCAGGTGGTATGGTTAAAGTAAAAAGACCTATGGGTGGAAAAGTTTACGATCCTATGAAAAAAATGAAAAGACCTTATGGTGGAAAAGTATATGACCCTAATAAAAAAGTTAAACGTATGGGTGGTGGACAGATTGGACATAATGGTAATGATGAAGTGTCTCGTCTTTATACATCTCATTAGTGCCTTTTAAATCTGAAGACCAAAGAATATATTTAATGTTTAATAAACCTGAAGTGTATAAAAAATTTAAAGTACATGAAAAATTAGGTGGTGGAAAAGTTATTAAAGCAAGTAATGATGGGCAAAAATTAGTAGCTCAACAATATAGAAAAGGAATATAACATGCAAGAATTAATGTATCGTTTTAAAGAACCATCTTCTTATTCTGCTATTGCAGCAGTATTAGCTATGATTGGAGTAGCTATCCCTAGTGACTTATGGCAAAGTCTTGTTATGATAGGTTGTGGTATAGCAGGTGCTGCAGGATTTTTAATAAAAGAAAAAAAATAAATACTAATGGCTGTACGTAAAAAAAATAATATGAAAGGTATGACTATTGGTGGTGGGCAAAAGAGACCTACTAAAAAAGGTGCTGGACTTACAGAAGCAGGTGTAAAAAAATATAGGAAACAAAATCCTGGTAGTAAATTAAAAACTGCTGTAACAGGATCACCTAAACCAGGTAG